GCACCTGCACCAATTAATCTTTTATTTAAACCCATTTATTAAATGTTTGGGAAATCGTATGTAATAACTTTTGCTTTAGTAGTTAGTGCATTTATTTCCAATTCAACTGTATCTGATAATTCTCTTAAAGCTACTCTTGCATCTACAATATCTGCAGGTACATCAGCACCATTATCCATCTCTCTTATTATATACCAATCTGTTTTTGCAAGTTCACTTCCTATTCTACTTTTAAAATTGCTAATCGCTTGTTCTTTTAATTCGCTTACTGATTTATCAAATGTTTTATTTGATTTGTCTTTTCTAAATACAGTTGCTCCTGTGTCCCAATATATCTCACCTAAATCGGGTATTCTTTCATCATAACTATCATCTATGATTACATCAAAAAGTCCATTGTCTTTCATATCTTGGTCAGACCAACCTTTTACGTTTAAATGTAGTCCAGTTGATGACCTAAATGAATTTGGTACTGATTGATAAAATGTTATTACACCTTCGTTGTTTACTGCTTTCATATTATGCTACTTTATTTATTGTTGCAAATTGTTCTGTGTTTCCATTTGTAGAAACTATACTAATTAAATTTTCTCCACTTCCATCATAAGTAGAAGCATTTGTAAGTTCTTTTACACTTGCAGGTAAAGTTAAAGTGTAATTACCACTTATAACTAAATTGATTTGCATACCTGTTGATACATTAGCAAAAGTCAATGTTGTATCTGCACTTAATGTTTTAGTAAAAGTTGTAGCAGTTGCCCAATCTACAGATGTACCACTTAATGCTGCTGCAGTTGTAAACTCTGCACCTAATTTTGCATAAGTAATTTGGTCATCTGCTATGTGAACTGAATCAATAGCTCCATCAGCTATTTTATCTGAATCTACAGCATCTGCTGCTAATTTTGCTGTAGTAACTGCTCCATCAGCAACACCAGCACCATTATATAACTCTGTAAAGTTATCATTTGTCTTATCCATAGCATCTCTTAACGGATCTCCTGTTCCATCATTTGGTGAGCTACCTATATTTATTGTTTGTTTTGCCATTTTATTTTATTTTAATATACTGTTGCGTCTGCTGTTAAAGTTGTGCTATCTGCACTAAATAATGTCGTATCTACTGTTAAATAAGAACCATCTGCATCAAAAGGATATACTATACCCCATCCATTCGCTTCATTAACGTTCCCAAACCAACTTACACTATATACGCTTCCAAACGACATCTTTTATCTTTTCTATATAACTCTTTAATTTTATTTCGTTTTCTTTCTTTGGTTTATATGTTTTTTTCTTCTTTATAATACCCATCCTGTCATATTTTGATCTCTTTCTGGATACATACCTCCATCTTGTGAACCTATATATTCTGGATACAATTCACTATTTGAATCCATATAGTCAATAAACCTTTGTGTATAGAAGTCTGCAGTAGATTTAGCTTGATGTACCAGATTGTTTATTTCTTCTAATGATGCTGAATCACTGTTTTCTGATCTATGTTTAAATACACCTCCATTGCTAATTTGAAAAGCTGCATATTTCATATATTCTGATTGACTAAACCAAATAAGCATTGGCTTTAAATATGTATTTACAAGAGTTGAATAATCTCCAGATAAAGAACTGTTAACTACATCTGATTGTAATTTATTATATAAAGCTGTACCTAATTGCGTTTGTATATAAGTATCTTGTGCTACTTCAACAAACTGTATTAGTTTATCAGTATCTACATTTCCATCTATTATAGACTTTCTTTTTAATTCTTCTAATGTTATAAATAATGCTTTCATTTCTTATAATTTGGATGATGTCCGTTATTAGGCATATTTTTAGGTGCAACTGATACCTCTGAAGGGTTTTTAGGCTCTTTTAAGCCATCTTTTATTGCCTCTGACTCACTAACTAAGTTATTGTCATTAACTTTTCTCTTATACACCTTCATTTCCCAATAGTGATGACAATTTACACCTCCTTTAAACTTAAATAATGAATAATTCTGTCCTTTATGACCTAATTCTTTATTTATACCTCTAAAAGACATCATATTTATATCTTCTTTTCTAAATACTAAATTTTGACCTGTTAACAGTTCCATTCTTTGACAAAAACGTCTGCTGTTAGCAGAATTTCTTACAGGACCATAAGAGTAGCGAACCTTATATGTTGAATTGTCTTGTGAAGACTTCTTATTAGGTTTAGCATCATCTTTTGATACTTCTGCAAGTTTAGTAAAGTCAAATTCTGCTTCTGTGTCTTCTACTTTTTCTGTATGAACAAGTTCCCAGTCACTGTCATCAATCTTTTCCCCTAAAGACTCTAATTGTGATAAGATGTCATCACCTTCTTCATCTGTAAAGTCTTCTTTTTCTTGACTTGACAACTTTTCACCAGTCTCTTCTTCTCTTTTAATCTTTGTTTCAATATTATCAAGTTCTGTAAACTCAATTGGTTGTAGAGTAACAAAGTAAAGATTAAGGTTTATACCATTAAACGATAACAGCTCATTAAATGAGTTGATTAGTTGGGTCTGAAATGGTCTAATAACAATGTTATCCATTAAAACACTTGCAGTTCTTAATTCTTCTGCATTATTACCAAAACCAGTATTATCTTTAATACCAAGTAATATTGGAGATACAACACCGTGACCAATCATTATCTTCTCTCTTGATTCTTTAGCTAAAAAGTCATATTGTGCGTGAGCATCTGGTAGATGAATAGGTTCAACAGTTGATTGGTTTTCTGCATTATCATTAAATGCTAATATAAATCTACCTGCATTACTACTTCCGCTAAACTTTTCATATATCTTTCTTTCTATGATCTCTTGTGCTTCATCACCTGGAATACCATTGTTAAAGTTTAATAGTAAAGAAGGCTGCAATCCATTCTGTATATTATTAATATGATAATTAGATACTTCTTCCTCTAAATTACAATACTGTAAACATCCTTGATAATCAACTGGAGAATAATAATAGAAACCTGCTCTATAAGGCTTTATACAGTATATCTCTACGTTTTCACTTTTTTTACCAAACTTAAATGCTGGTATTCTTTTAGGCTTATCAGAAGGCTTTATTTCACTCCATTTAGGATGATAGTAATATGCTTTTATTTTACCGTCTTTTGCTTTCTCTGCTCTTAATGTTTCAGTAGGAAAATGCTTTAACTGCATTATCTTTGTTTTCCTTTTATTATATACAACTTGTATAGATGCTTGACCTAAAAGTTTTAAGTCTCCTGTAATTCTTCTTACATCTATATCTTTTAGTATTTGTTGCATTTGACCAAACTGAACAGAATTATCTTCTGAATCTGTTGCGTCTAATCCTCTACCATAAATTAAATCTGTAATACCATTAATACATCTTGAGTTTGTTGGACTCCCAGTATATCTATCTATAATGTCTCCAAAATAGTTATTATTGTCACCATATTCAACCCAATCATATCTGGTTGATTCTTTTATGCTTGGCACTTCGTACCCTGATAGGTTTATTACTTTTACTTTGCTCATATTACGATATATTTTTGGCTATCTGTATCTGTCCCTGTATATTGTTCATACTTATTACTATTTAATGTATGATCTGTTGTATTATCTGTTTGAGAAGTACAATAACCTTTACCTCTATAGAGTAATGTACTTCCTTGTTTTAACTCAAAAGAATAGCTGTTTTCAGCTGTTAAAATACTAAAAGCCACAGACATCTGCAAGTAATTACCATCTGATGAAAGACTTGAGGTAATATCTGTTATAGTTTGAGTTTTTCTTGTACCGTCTTCTATAATAACCATAGATAAGTCACTTGCAACAGTGTAAGCTCTTGGAATTATGCTAATTGTTTGAGATGAAGTTGTTGGTGATAATCTTATCATACCTATATAACTTATAAAGCTTAATATTGTTCAAAAAAAAAGAGGACTATTAAAGTCCCCTTTCTGTGTTTAAGAAAATCCTCTATGTTTAAGAGTTAGTACCTGCTGTTACAGTTACTGTTGCACTTGACATACCATCGTATGGGTCAGCTGCTGTAGGTGAAGACACAAAGTTAGCTGGAGTTGTTTCCATACCAGTTAACGTTAATGTATATCCACTTAAGTCTCCCATTGCAGCACCAGTTACAATTGTACCTCCTGATACATCTGCACCGTGTTCAAGTCCTACAACCATTACGTTTCCGTTGTAATCTTCAACAGCAACGTGAGGTCTTCCATAAGCTAATAACTTTAATTCTTTATTATCTTCTTTAGATAATTTGTGTAGAGTTAAATTTAATGTTTGCTCATAGAAAGTAGTTCCATTTTCTCTTGAAGAGTTTACTGTTTGTTCTAATGATGAATTACCTTTTACTTCATATTTAAATGCTGTAAAAGTACCACTCATATTAGTAATTTCATCATCTGTTAATGTTACAGTTCCAAAGTCTCCAAAATCAGTAAAATAAACATTTTTTATTCCACCAACGACATCTTTACAAGGTTCTTTCCTTCCTAAAGTTAAATCACAAGCCATAATTTTTATTTTTTATATAAAAAAAGGGCGGTAGGCTCAAGGCTTACCTACCCTTTCTTAAGTTAAACAGTTATTTATTATGATGTAGCGTATAATACTACTTCATCTCCAATTCCGTGCTGAATACCAGCAGTAAATCTCATAACAACTCTCACATTTTGAGAACCATCAAGATCAGCCATATCAATTACTTTTACTTCGTTTTGGTCAGACATTAAACCTGTACCGAAGAATAAGTTTGATTTTTGTGCTGCTACAGCATCGTTATCAGATAATCCTGTTGCTAATGCAATTTGAATACCATCAAACTGAAGACCAGCACCACCGTTATACCACTGTGTACCTTTGTTGTCAGTACCTGCTGCTCCTAATCCTGATGCACCAAATCCACCTAATGCTCTAACGTAGTTTCTATACATATTAGAAGGTAAGTAGATAGTCATATCTTCTGAACCATATACTGTAGATGGAATTGCGTCAGCAATTTTACCAAGCTCTGTAATAATGTTAGCTGCAGTTGAAGCAGTACCTGTTACGTCATTAACGTCACCATCAGCACCTAAAGTAGTGATGAATCCATCAAACTGACCAGCAGTTGCGTTAGTACCTGTCCAGATGTTAGTTTCCATTCTTTGAGCTACTTTATCTGCAACGTGTGCAATTAAAAAGTCAGAGAAAGAAGATGGTAAGTTGTCAAATGCAGAATATCCCATTTGTGCAGCTTCCCAGTCACTTCTAAAATCTTTTTTACATAACTCTAAGTTCACTTGGAACTCTTCTGGAGTTAAGATTCTTTCAGTAAGAGTAAGTGTTGATGTGTCATCAAAATCACAAGTTGCGTTTTTAACGATGTCATCTGTTGCCACTTTTTTCATTACTTGTTTGTATTTAACATTAGGTACTACTGTAATATTACCCTCTGCTAAAGTTTTACCTGATAATAAAGCTGCAGAAATATATTTCCCAGCAAATTCACCAGCGTAAGTAGTAGTTATTGAAGTTGTTGTTGCCATTTTAAATTAATTTAATTATTAGTTATTGCGTTTAATACTCTATTGTAAGTTGTGTTTTTATTTGCGTTTGGAGAAAACCTAACACCAATCTTTCCACTTACTTCGTTTTCTGGTGAATGATTAATTGCTTCAGCAGGCTCGTCAGCAGATAGTTCTTGTGGAACTTCTTCTTTAGCTTCTTCTTTAGCTTCAATCATACCTCTTAATTTCTCTACCATAGCCTTAAGTTCTGACACTTCGTCTTTAGTAGCGTACTCTACAGCAGGA